AGACGGCCTGACAGCGTGATACGTAATGTAATACGTTCAGGTGTCAATCAGACCGCTTGTAAGTGTCAGGAAAAAAACTTCGACGATATGGGAGGAAATCTTGTAATCACTACATCACATATGGGAGCAAGGCCAAGCCATGCTGAGTGGCAAGGAAAAGTCTTCTGGTGGAAAAAGAAATATAAGAACTATCAGAATTTTGAACAGGCCACCGGATATGGCACCGGTGCAGGGCTCGGAGGATGGAATTGCAGGCATAGCTTTTACCCATACTTTGAAGGTATATCTAATAAAACGTTTGAACATTACGGTATTAGCGAAAATCAAGAGCACTACGAGCTTGATCAACAACAGCGATATAATGAGCGCAAGATCCGTGAATGGAAGCGCAGGCAGGCCGTGAACAAGGCTGGTGGTGTGGACAACACCAGAGAAGCAAGGAAAGTCAGAGAATGGCAGAAATGCCAGGCGGACTTCCTGAAAGCACATCCGGATATGAAACGTAATTACGCTAGGGAGATGATTGAGAAGCGTACTATTACGATCAAAGAAACGACGGTAAGGAAAAACAATAAGCTGCTGAAAGGATATGAGACAGCCTTGAAAAAAGGTGATATTTCTTCCTTTGTAACCTTTGATACATATAGATCAATAGCTGAAAATATTGAAAAACAGCTTGTCGGTTTGAAAGCAAAAGGTGGTATAATAATATCAGGGTATAAAACACACTTCATCGATCGCATCATAGGTCAATATGAAAGTAGTAATGAGCCTGTAAAAGGTATGAGAAAAGGTGTGTCTATCGAAGAAGCAAAAGAAGCGTTGTTGAATGGTGTAGTTAAAGATATGCCGTTAAGAGGGAATGGAAAGCCAAGTCGAAGATACATAACGGATACGTGCTTTGTAACAGTGAATCTAAACACAAGAGAGCTTATACAGGTAACACCAAAAAGGTAGGAGAGGAGTACGAAATGAAGTTGACTGAAAAGGAAATTGAATTTATCAAAACGAATTTAAAGAATGCAGATGAACTTCTTTCATCATCTGATCCAAATGATTTAATAGATGCACTTGATGAGCTTTCTGTCTTCACGATGGACGAGAATGATGATATCACCGATATCGGTAGAGCGGCAGAACGAATCATTGATAAAATAGCATATAGCGATTAGGCACTCATAATGGGTGCTTTTCTTATACCTTGAAAGGAGTGCGTTATATGAATGATCCACCAGGACGTAAACTGCCCTATTTTAGATCATATTTACAATAGCCCCAGCGCAAGGCGTAAAAAGGCGGGCGAGTCAGTGAGAGCAACTCACGTTAATAAAGCGTAGACGGAAAGGATATTTATGAAACGAGAAGATTTACAGAAAATTGAAGGAATCACTAAGGAACAGATCGACAGTATCATGAATCTGCATCAGATAGACGTCACTGATTGGAATAAAAAGATTCAGGATAAGGATACAGAAATCAAAACCAAGGATACAAAGATTACAGAGTTATCCGACACTGTCAAAAAATTCGATGGTGTGGATGTAGCAAAACTGCAGCAGGACGTAAAAGACTGGGAGAAGAAATACCAGGATGATCTTACATCCGCTAAAAAGGAAGCTGCTATCAAACTAGCGATTGCGGAGGCGAAGCCAAAGAGTGAAAAAGCATTGATGGCCTTTCTGGATACTGACATCGTTAAACTGAATGATGATGGTACAGTTACCGGTTTGAAAGAGCAACTGGATAACATCAAAAAAGACAACGGTTTTCTCTTTGAGGAAGATGATCCACAGAACGTGAACCTTGGAGGAAATCATAACAATAAACCAGAAACAAAAGAATCGACTTGGGAATCAGCCCTAGAAGATCACTATGGCAAAGAATAGGAGTGATGAATAATGCCATTAACATTAGCACAAACAAAAGTCGGTATGGCCGACAAAGTAGACCAGATGGTCGTTGATGAGTTCCGCCGAGACTCTTTTCTTTTAGATAAATTGATATTCGACAACACTGTTTCACCAGGTACTGGTGGCAGTACTATGACATACGGATATATGCAGCTACTCACCCCTTCCACAGCTGAAGGACGTAAATTAAACGAAGAATATAAGCCAGGAGAGGCTCTGAAAACGAAAAAAAGTGCAGATCTCAAGATCTTCGGTGGTAGTTTTCAGGTAGATCGTGTACTTGAAGAAACAGCTGCAAAATCTGAAATAGCATTTCAGCTGCAGCAGAAGACGAAAGCAGCATCCAACAAGTTCCATTACGATTTCATCAATGCAGATTCTACAAATAAGGAAACTGATTTTGATGGTTTGGAAAAGCTCGTAAAAGGAACAAGTACAGAATATATTCCTTCAACATCTATCGACCTTTCAGATGAAACTAAAATCGCTGCAAACAGCAAAAAATTCGTGTTTGAACTGGACCAGTGGCTTGGTACATTGGATGGACGTCCGGATATGCTGCTCATGAACCGTCGCATGAAAACAATTATGAGTGCAGTCGCTCGTGAATTGAAATATTTTACGCAGACAGAGGATGCGTTTGGGCGTAAGGTGGATAATTATGATGGCATCCCTATGGTAGATATGGGTGAGTATTATGACGGTTTGACCACTGTGCCTTGTGTTGCTACAGACACAGCAGGAGAAACCTCCATCTATGCTGTGACGATCGGTCTGGATGCATGCCACGGTATCAGCCCGAAAGGTGAAAAAATCATCAAGACATATCTTCCTGATATGAAAGCACCTGGAGCTGTAAAGACAGGGGAAGTTGAAATGCTGGCAGGTATCGTACTGAAGAATAGCAAAAAAGCCGGTGTTTTCCGTAAAGTGAAAATATCTACTCCTGTAAGTGTGGTGAAATTAGCAAAGGACAGCCTTGGTATAGCAGGGGATAAAACGATCACCGGGTTAGAAGCAGGTAAGACATATCGTGTCCAGAATGCATCGACTGTGAAGTTTACAGCTGCAGATGGAACACTTACAGATGAAGCGGAAAAGGCAGCTCTTGGCGAAGGTGTTACAGCTATCAAGGGATTGACAAACGGTCGCATTTATCTTGTAGAGGAAGTATAACAGGAGGTAACTATGATCACATATCCGCAGTATCGGAATTGTGGCGGTTGTCTTGATGAATATGAATTCGATCAGCTGGAGCCTGGAGTGTGCCAGCTGATTGATTCTTATATCAAAAGCAACATTCCGTATTGGAAAGTCAGGAAACTTACTGAGTACGATATCGATTTCAGCGATTTGATTACGATGCAGGTAGACTTTATTGCTGAGAACGGCGGGAAAGCTGCTCTGAACGGTAATTCTGATTTTAATGTAACATCAGTATCAACGAAAGGATTCAATTATCAGATGAAAGGGAAACAGGTGCCTATGTTCAACAATGTTCCGTTATCGCCGGTGATGGTCACAGAATTGCGTAATGCTCTGCGGCAGGCAGGCCTGTTGTCGATGTCCCTATGATCTGTTCACCTAGATTTATCCGGCCGCACAGGATACTTATCAGAAATAAGGTGGCAGAGCTGGATGGCGTGGCAAAGTATCAGACCACAACTATGAATCATGTGTGTGCAGATGCAGCATATGGAATGAAGCAATTACAGAAGGGTATCCAGCCTACTGGGGACTTACTGGTCATAGTCGATATGAATGACTTAGTGGCTTTTGAAGGTGCAAAAAAACGTATTTATAAAGAGCCTCGGGAATTTGAAAAACTGGAGAATACAGAAAGTCATTTCACTTTGCGTCCGGATGTGGACCTTATCGTATATAAAGACCATGAGTATACCGTAAATAGTATCGTGGAGGTCAACCCAGTAAACGATGAGCCTGTTTTTCTGGAGATCATCGCAAATGCGTAGGTTTGAATTCAATGAAGCTAAAGTAAAAGCAAGACTGAACCGCCAAACAAAAAGAGCTAAACGTCTTCTAAAAAGCGAAATCATCAAGGATACAGAGAAATTTGTACCGATGCAAGAAGGATATCTTAAAAATTCCATCATGCATAGTCTCCAGAGCGATGATGATTTTATCATCTACAACACACCATACTCAAGGTTTTTGTACTATGGGTATATGATGATCGGGAAGATAACACATCGTCCCTGGGCAAGGCGTGGAGAAACGAAAATCAAAACTGATAAAAAACTGGATTTTGGAAAGGTGCATCCATTAGCATGTTCGCATTGGTTTGAGAGGTCAAAGGCTCTATATAAAGATAACTGGCTTAAAATAGCAAAGAAGGTGTATAGGAATGGACGATAGAAATAACGTAACCTCGCAGGAGAATTCGCAGGTCATAGAAAGCATGTATAAATATCTGCAGGAACTTAATATTGGTGTACCGATATCAATTGAGTACCTCGCGGACAAAACTCCGGCAATGGCAGTAAAGCAGGTATCCACTGCTTACAAGACAAAAACGAATATTATTGGAGGCTATGAAGCAGAATTGCCATTTGCCATCTATCACAGAGCAAAGGTCAATGATCTCAACAGCATATTGGCGATCACGAAGCCATTGAACATCATGGCAGATATCTTCGATATGGAAACAGAAAATCATTTTCCGAATCTCACCTTGCCCGGCTATGTGCCGGTGAAGATAGAAATGGTATCAACCCCTGCAGATGATACAGGGAAACAAAACAATATAGCTACTTTTATGGCTATGTATAAACTGACATATAAAAAGAAAGTGAGGTAATAAAATGTCAATTGCAGCACGTTGTGAATTATTATCATATTTAAACATTGGAGATACAGAAACACCTAAATGGGCATTAATTGGTGAAGGTTTTTCAGATCTTACTGAGAATCTGAATCCAAAAACCAAAGATAGCCACTACATCCATCAAAAATCAGGAACTAATAGCATTACAGCATATTCACCAACTTTTGATTTCACGGCTGATCTAGACAAAGAAGATGCAGTAACTACCTTTATATCAAATATTGGACGTGAACGTAAAGTAGGGGCTGACTGTGAAACAGAAATCGTCAATTGCTATATGTGGTTAAAAGGAAGTGCTGAAGGAACTTGTGTTGCTTATAAACAAAAAGTAGCAATCAAGGTCGATAATAGCGGCTCTGGAGCCGGTGGCGACTCAATGGCTTTAACAGGTTCGTTGCTTTATAAAGGTGATCCTGTTAAAGGTGCTTTCGATACAAAGAATTTAGAATTCACGGAAGCATCAGACTCATCGAATCCAATGCCAACAAGCTCTAAATAAGGAGGAAACAATATGAAGGACTTTACATTTGAAGATAAAAAAATAAAAAAAAGACAGATCAGCATCCGAGGTAAGAAATACTATATCAGATATGATGTCAAGACTATGAAAGCAATCGAAAGATACACTTTATCTATGACACCCGTTATCAAAAAAATGGAGTCAAAGAATGTTAAAGACACGATTGGCGTAAATATTGATGTCTCTAGGATAACAAAACGATTTTTAGATGATACCTTAGGAAAACATGCATATGATAACATCTTCCTTGACCGCCCTATGGACATCGAAGAACATTGTAAAGTAGTTCAATTTATTTTTGAGGAAATCGCTAAAAATGAACATACTGCTTGATCGTACACCTAAAAGTGTCTTATTGGCAGGTCATGAAGTAAAGATATCATCAGATTTTCGTGTTGGTATAAGATTTGAATTACTAATGGATTCTAATAAATCTGATATAGAAAAGGTTAATAAGGCACTAGAACTTTATTATGGTTATGTTCCAGATGCAGTATCAGAAGCTATAGATCAGATGCTTTGGTTCTTCAGATGCGGAGAAACTTCTAATGAAACTAAAAAAGGAAAGCAGTCGATGAAACGTTTGTATTCTTATGAATACGATCAATATCTCATCTACACTGCTTTTCTTTATTATTATGGAATTGATCTCAGCGATATTAAATATTTGCATTGGTGGAAATTTAAAAAAATGTTCGTTGAATTGCCAGAAGATTCACAAATGAAAAAGGCAATGCTCTTTAGGACGATTAGAATATCCAGTGATATGTCAATTGAACAGCGTAAATATTATGCGGAAATGAAGCGTATCTATGCATTGCCAGAAGTGACAAACGTTACGCACAAGGCTAATGCGTTCGCAAATATATTGGCCAATGGTATGAAGCTACCCGAAAGAGAGGTGGAATCGTGAACAGTGATGGCAGTATCGTAATTGATACAAAAATAGATCAGTCAGGACTTAATAAGGGGATAACAGCCATGAAAAATACGGTCGCAGCAGGTTCTGCGGCCGTTGTTGCTTTAGTAGCGGCTATGAGTACAGCTGTTATTTCATTAGGATCAGAATTTGAGCAAGCAAATGCAAAAGCTAGCACATTATTTGGCGATGCACAAGTTGATATGGCGCAATATCAAGGAAAGATGCTGGAGCTGTCAAATAAGACCGGATTGGCTGCGTCTGAACTTGGTAATACGATGTATGATGCCTTATCTGCCGGTATTCCAGCCAGTGATGATATGTCAGAATCTTTAGGATTTCTCGAAAAAAATTCCAAGTTAGCAAAAGCTGGATTTACTGATATCAACACCGCTACAACTGCAACGGCTAAGGTATTAAATGCCTATAAGATGGATGTTTCGGAAACCGATAGAATACATAAAGTGTTGATGCAGACACAGAATAAAGGTATTACTACCGTTAATGAGTTAGGGTCTGTATTGAGTCAGGTAACCCCTACGGCATCAGCTATGGGTGTATCTTTTGAACAAGTGGGTGCAGCGTTAGCTGGTATGACCGCACAAGGTACTCCGACCGCACAGGCAACCACACAACTTAATCAATTGATTGCAGAATTAGGAAAGAACGGAACCCAAGCCAACAAGGCCATGATGAAAATGTACGAAGAGATGGGATATGGCAAAAAATCCTTCAAAGAGTTGATGGATGAGGGTGTCACGCTCGTTGATATTATCGTGGACATGGAAGGCTATGCAGCTGATAATAAAAAATCTTTAATTGATATGTTTGGATCGTTAGAAGCGGGTAAGGCAGCCCTTTCTATGGCAGGGGATAATGCTCAGACATTTGTTAATAATCTCGAAGCAATGGAAACACAAACCGATGTTGTAGGCGAGGCTTATGATAAGGTTACGGATACATTCAAAGAAAAATCTAAAATGGTTATCAACAGCTTAGAAAATGTCGGCATACAGGCATATAGCAAGTTTGAAGAGCCCTTAAAAGGGGCGATGGATTCCGCACAAGAAAGCATAAACGAGCTATCAAGAGATATGGAAAACGGCAAGCTAGGAGAAAGTGTTGATAAGATAGCAGAAGGTTTTGGAGTATTGATAACTAAAACGATTGAATTGGCCGCAGATGCTTTACCGCCACTTATTAATGGATTTGCATTCGTTGTTGATAGTGGAACAGAGCTTGCTACAGTTTTAGCGACGGTTGGCGGCGGAATGGCTGCTTTAAAAGCATATAATATTGCCAAGGCGACGGTAATGCCGTTAAAACAATCGTTTGATGAAGCTGTATTGTCTTTAAAACTATTTCAAGGTGCTAACGCTGGAACTACATTATCACAAGCCGCACTGAACCATACATTGACTATGGGAGAAGTCGCAGTCGGTGTATTGACTGGAAAAATCAATCTTTCTACAGCAGCCC